AGAGATAAAAACCTGTTCATCCGGGTAAAGGTGTAGCCGTCAATGCCGCCGTACATGTTGCGGAAAAAGACACGCAGGTCGTTGTATCGCTGGCAGTTGTCGATGACGTAAGTGTATGCAGCGGTTCGGCTGAACACGCTTGTATTCGTGCCTGCCGCGTTGAAAGTGACCAAGACTGCAATCTTGCCTCCATTCGCTGGGAAGTTGACACTCCCTGCGTTGCCGTCGGAACACTGCGACGAGGTTAAGTTATAGACGCCATAAGGACCAGCGTTTATGATGTTGCTGATCGTCGACGTGCTGCCAGTCACCAGAAAGGCTGCACGCGGCGTGCCATCGTCGTAGGTGACGCGCAATGCAATCCCCGACACATTGGAAAGCACGCCGATGAAGTCGCTATCACCCGATCCAAGCGTTGAAGTCACTGGCCTGTTGCTGAACGTCTTAATCGCTGGCGTGTCACCCGACACCGTCGCCGCTATGTACGCACTCGGCGAGTAGGCCGCGTAGTCCTGCTGGCGAAACGCCGCCTGCCACGCGATAAGCGACGCTGATGCTGTGCCGCCTGTCGCCACCGTCGGAGGCGAGCCGAACTCCTCGCGGAAGGTCAGGTTGGCGTTGACTGCATAGCCCCCATCCTGCCAGCCGCTGATCAGCTGTGGTATTTTCGGTGCTATCAGCGTCTCCACGACCTTTGACACTCCGAAAAAGCCGTTGTTCGTCGTCGGCAGCTTGTCGCACTTCAAGCGCGCGGACGAAAGCGACCCCGACACGTCGCAGACATAGCGGAAGTTAGCGGAGGCGGTGTTGTTGCTCGACACGACCACGACGTCGCTGTTGCCGACTGGAAGCAGCGATGGCAGCGCGGATATTATAGTTATGCTCATACGTTCATTGAAATTGATATTTCCTTGCCTACGACCTCGGCGATGCTTTTGACCAACTCATCCATCTTCGCATCCGTAAGTACCGAATTGAGGAATGGCCGCCCCTTAATGCCGTCACGTTTTATTTTTGATGCAATAGAATATGCGGCTTGTTCCATTGATGTTTCCGGATCGGTGTCGTCAAATTCTATCGTAACCGCCCGGTCAACAATCCATTTTTCTATTGCTTCAACGTGTTTTTTCGACGGACGAATTCGCCGGAAGGTGAAAGGCGCACCCCTGTCTACGCTCACACCATTGACGCCGTACTCGACGAACTTCCAATACGACGCCATTTCCATCGCGACCTGTGCGACCTTCTGCTCTACCGGCAACTCCGCGAAGCCTACCGACTGACGCAGGTTAAGCGTAGCCTTGGCGTCAACGCGGTCGATGCCTTCAATGGTCAGCTTAATAACATCCTGCATCCACCGAATTAGCGCTGCGTTCACGTCAGGAGATCGCGACAGGCTGAACTCCTTGGTTACGTCAGTGCCAACGCCCAGTACGTCGCCCTCTAATTTTGCGGAAAATTTCATGCAAGTAAATATCGCAACGCGAAAATCTATGCACTACGGCATCGCCTTCATCAGCAGCAGCGCGTTCATGAACTCCCGCGCTGGCATGTTGAACACCTGATCCATGCGCAGCGGATCTTTGCCGGCCATGCGGTAGACCACACCGACCCAGCCGTAGTTCGGCTTTTTTACGCCTTGGCCGTTGTCGTCGTCTTCCCCTGATCCGTCAAAGACTTCCGCATAATCGTCAACAAAGGCTCTGAAAGCTGCAAAAAAAAAGCGGCATAACCCCAAACGTCACCCATGTTCATCTGCAACATCGCCTCTGCGCGCTGCTTATGACCCTTGCCGTCATACGCCTTCGGCCACCACTTCCACACCTTGCACTCTCTCGAAAGCGTCGCCAAGATCAGGTGCAAGTTGTCAATCACCCCCTGCTCGCTACTCATGTCGTAGGAATACAACTCGACCAACTGCCCTGCGCTGATTTCGTCAATGAACCACTCAAATTGATACCACTTTCCGGCAACCTTGGCGTGACGCTTGGCAGCCAGCGACGATAGCGATTTGCTTGCGGCGTTAATCTCACCATACCGCTTGTTGACCTCCGCTATTGTCATTTTCTTGACCTGATCAATCGGCAGGTTGTCAAGAACGGCGATGACGCCGATCTTCTTGTCGCTGGTCGTGTAGATTGCGTTGGCCTCAATAGACACAATGCGTTGGAACTGGTCGACGGTGATTTTGTTGAGTAGGCTCATGCTTTCAAGGCTTGGATGTATAATGCGTAAAGTTGCTTGCACACGCTTTCGGCGCGGTAGTCTGCAATGTCGCCGGGTACCGTCAGCATCTCGCGCTTTGTCACCGCCCCTTCAGCGTTGAAGTGATAACTCATCACCGCCTTGCCGCACATCCACGCTTCAATCGTTGTCCTGCCGATGTGCAGGCCACAGGCAAAGTGACAACCCTTGACCAGCGTTTCGATATTGCTCACCGCCTCGCAGTAGTGGATTGGGTAGCGACTTTTTAAGTCTTCGAGGAAATCGCCGTTGTTGTAGCCTACCAAGACAAAATGCCTGTCGTTATCATTACACCACGCCGCCGCATCGTAAATCATAGCCTTGCGCATGTAGTCAAGCGTTCCGGCCAGTAAAACGTAACCGCCATCCTGTATTCCGTCCGTATTAAATCGGGTATAATCGACAGGGTTGTAGATGACGTGTATTTTATTCAATGGAACGCCATATCGCGCGTGTATTTCGTCTTTCTCATGCTGCGCTATGCTGATGTACCTCTTGATGCTTTCGTGCTTCACAGGTCGCTCTAAATCGAAATAGACGCTGTGTATCGTCGCAACCTTCGGCGTTTGTGGGAATAGCGCACACAAGTAATCGGTGACCTGCTTGTGCTGAACGTGAATGACGTTGTAGGCTTCGCGCCCTGTCAACTCTGCAAATGGTTTAATCAGCACCCCCGCCATCTGCGCCTCTGCGATCATCGGGTAGTCCATGTATGGTGACGTGACCGTGACCTTATGCCCCATAGCCTTCAATCCCTTGGCAACCTGCAAGACGTAAAGTTCCGACCCTGTGTACTGGCGGAAGAACAATGATGCTATTAGTATGTTCATGTCTTCTGTTTAATTGGTCGCGCTGGGTTGCCATACGCAAGAAAGCCATCGGGAATGTCACGCGTCACCACACTACCGGCGCCGATCAAAGCGTCAACGCCGATGCGCACTCCGCAGACAATCGTGCTGTTTGCCCCGACGCTGCATCCTTTGCAAAAGTAGGTAGATCGAAACCTGCCGTTGTTCTTCCAGTCGCCGTAAACGCTTGGGTAGTAGTCGTTGGTCGTCACCACATTCGGGCCGATGAATACATCATTGCCAATGATGCAGCCGTGGTAGATCAACGCGTGATTTTGGATTTTGACGTTGTTGCCAATTTGAACGCCAGTGTCAATGTGCGCGCCTTCGCCGATGACGCAGTTGTCGCCGATTTTAGCACCTGTGCGAATGTGAGCAAATGCCCATACTTTGACGTTTTCACCAAGTTCAACGCCCTCTTCAATTATTGCGGTTGGATGTATCATGCTACAAATCTACTACATGATCACGTACCTGCCTCCAGCGTTGGCTGATAGCTTGTTTAGCGCGACGTAACGCACCGCGTCAATGGCGTGGTTGTACCGGTCAATCGGCACACCCAACGACGCGCCAGTTCGATCCGTGTCCCAAGTGTAGTTCCTCAACTCCTTAATCAGGTTCGTCGATTCGCGCGTGACAAATAGCGGCTGACGTTTGAGGATGTCGATTGAGTTCCTGATGCTATCGGCGCCCTTCGTCGCCGGGTGTATGTTGAAGCCGAGGCGATGCACCTCCTCAATGCTCTTGGGTTCAGCACTGTCAGCGATGATCGGCCACGACCTGCCAATGCCCAGCTTGCGTAGGTGTTCAGCGATGTCTTGGTTGGTCAGGCCTGATGAGTAGAGCAACTCATGCAGGAGGATAGTGCTGCCTCGCTTGTAGACGGCAACCACCGCCGTGGGATCGTTCGTGTACCCCCAGTCCAAGCCGATGGCTACCAGCTTATCACCAGCAAAGTCGATGCCGTCCACCTGCTGCCAATCGTCGAAGACCACGCCCTGCAATGATCCGACTTCACCCAAGCCGTAGACCTTCCACCAGTTCGCCCAGTACGTCGATGTCGCCGCCTTGACCTGCGCCGCTTCGATGTCGTCGCGGATCGTAGCCGGAAGCGCCTCATTGTCGCGGTAGGTCAGCACAATCAACTCACTGTCTTGCTCTGCCAATACTTCGGTATGCGCCCAGAACTCCGACACAGGGTTGAAGTCGATGTAGATGGCTTCGCTCGTTCTGATGGCCAGCTGATGGTACGCCTCGAAGTCGATGTTGTTGGCCTCATTGATGTATAGCACCTGCCGCCGTGCGCCGCGTAGCTTCGCCTCTTGATCTGCACTGAAGAACTCAATCGTGCTGCCGTTGGCAAAGGTGTATGTCAGCAGCGTCTTGTTCCAGCCTTCATCACGCCAGCGGTTCGTCCACTGCATGACCTTGCCAAAGTCCTTCATTGCGCCACGTCGTAGATGCGGGATTGATTCAGACACGACGCTGATCTCGGTCTTGGCCTTGGCTGCTATGTGGATCAGGACTGCCAGTATTGCGTATGTTTTTCCAGCACTTGTGCCGCCTTGGATGACTTTCTTTCGGGCAGTCATCCGCCGTATGCGTTTTATCGCGGTGGTGTGCTGGAAACTCATCCACCCTTGTCTATCTCCCCCTTCAACTTCTCAACATATACGGCCGCATCCATCAACTCCTCCTGCAGGTGTTGCAACCACTGGATCAGCGTCAGGTCATCCCTCTCCATCGTTGTGCCGTACTTCTCCTTGCCCTTTTCTGCTCTTGTCCTAAGTTGGGCAACAACGGCTTCGGTGATTGCGTCAGTCATTGAATAGAGGCTGCTCGATTTTGACGTCTGCGGTGATTTCTTGCTTTGGCAATCCGTAGACACGTGATAACAATGTTTCCAGCGAATAGAGCGTGCCTTTCTCCAGCGACTTGCGCATCGCCCCTGCTATGGTCTTTTCCAGTATTGTCGCGCTTGGGTTCTCGTACACGCCTTTCA